TAGCTAAACTAGAAGCTGAAGTAGCTAACCTACAAACTTCTGCCGCACTGAACGCAGCTAAGACCGAAGCAGTAGGAAGCGAACCGCAGTTGAAACTTGCTGATATGCAAAGTAAACTACAATCTAAACGTGAAGAGTTGGAGCTACGCGAAAGACTGTCTGAACTAACAAACAGAATGCGTAAAGACCAAAGCGACACCGCAGCAGCAGCTAAGATGGCTACTGAAGCAATGAAAAACTTAGACAAAACAGGAGGTACCGAATAATGGCTAAGGAAGATAATACTAATACTGAAGATAATGTAGCGTTGGACACCATGCCCGGCGCGGACCCTGTGCCTGAAGAAGAAGCAGGACAGGATTTCAAAGTCGATATGAATTTCGAAGATACTCAAGAGGAGGAAGAAGATGAAGTCGAGACTGAAGAAGAACCATCTGAAGAGCCTGAAGAGGAAGCAGAAGAGGAAGACGTTGAAGATGCAAGCGAAGACGCAGAAGATTCAGGAGAAGAAAGCGTATTGGAAGGAGATGCACAAGATATACAAGAACCTGAGGGAGACGTACAAGAAGGAGCTGATGAAACAAAAGAACCTATGATACCTAAATCTAGGTTTGATGAAGTATTAGCAAAACAAAAAGCTTTACAAAAACAACTTGATGACGCTTTGGCGCCTAAAGTAGAAGACGTAAAAGAAGCGCCAGACTTTGATTTTGATGCTAAAGAAGTAGAGTACCAAACTCTTTTAATGGAAGGCGAAGCTGAAAAAGCTACACAGTTAAGAAAAGATATTAGAGAAGCTGAAAAACAACAAATGATGTTTGAAATGCAAGCTAAGATGGGACAAACTGTTACGCAAAATCAAGAACAAGTAGACTTACAAACAAAAGCTACCCAGCTTGAGTCTATCTACCCAGAACTTAACCAAGCTAATCCAAACTTTAACCAAGATAAAACTAATCAGGTGTTAGAGTTAAGAGATGCTTTTATGATCCAGGGGTACACTGGAGCAGACGCACTACAAAAATCTGTAGACTTAATTATGGGGGGTGCACCACAAGATGTAGACCCAGTGCAGAAAGAAGTAGTGAAGAAAAAGAAGATAGCAAATACTAAAAAGAAAATAGCAGCAGCTGAAAAACAGCCACCTGCTATGAAAGGAAAGAACAAAGTGGACAAAAAAGTAGATATAAGTACTATGTCCGTAGATGAGTTTGATGCTTTACCACCAGAAACTTTGAAAAGAATGCGTGGAGATTTCGGATAAACTGTGGTATAAATTAAATAAGTTCGCACGCAAGAGCGATATCTTGCCAGGGTCGGTCCTGTAAAAAATCGTTCCTCGCCAACCATAAGGCGTAAAACTGGTCGGGTTCGTAGCCCGTTAAAAAAACGAAACCGTCACCCCAACGACAAAGGGTACACGGATAAAAGTCGCTCCAATAAGTCGACTGGTTAATTTTAATTAATGGAGACATTATCATGGCAAATACTAACTTTGCTGCGTTGACCAGTGAACAGCTTACCATCTGGTCGCGTGATTTTTGGCGTGTCGCTAGAAATATGTCCTTCGTTAACCAATTCGCTGGTGCGGGTTCTAACGCAATGGTTCAGAGAATATCTGAACTTACCCAGTCTGAAAAAGGAGCTAGAGCAGTATTAACTCTTTTAGCTGACATGACAGGCGACGGTATCGTTGGAGACAACACTCTCGAAGGGAACGAAGAAGCATTAAGAGCTTTCGACATCGTCGTAACAATTGACCAACTAAGATTTGCAAACAGACTATCTGGTAGACTTGCAGATCAAAAGTCAGTTGTTAACTTTAGGGAACATTCAAGAGATGCACTTGCATACGCAATGGCTGACAGAATGGACCAATTAGCATTCCTTACCTTAAGTGGTATTGGGTATAACCTTAAGAACAATGGTGCGTTAAGACCATCAATGAACTCAGGGCAAAACCTAAACGACTTAGAGTTTGCGAGTGAAGTAAGTGCACCTACTTCTAATAGACATAGAAGAGTAGATGCTACTAATGGTATTGTAGCTGGCGATGTTACTGCTTTAGAAGCGGCCGACAAACTAAGTTACAAAAATATTGTTGATCTAAAAGCTTATGCTAAAGACCAATACATCAGAGGCCTAAGAGGCGCAGGTAACGACGAGACATTCCATCTCTTTGTAACTCCGCAAGTTATGGCTGACCTTAAACTTGACTCAGATTTCCTTGCTAACGTAAGGCAAGCTGGTGTTAGAGGACCAGGCTCAAGCTTGTTCTCTGGCTCATCAAGTCTAATGGTTGATGGCATCATGGTTCACGAGTTCAGACACGTGTTCAATACAAGCAATGCCTTAACTGGTACATCATCAAATGCTGGTGCTGCTGGTTATAAAGGTGGTGCAAATGCTGATGTCAACTATTCAAGATGTATCTTTGCAGGTGCGCAAGCATTAGCAATGGCTGATATTGGTGTTCCAGATATAGTTGAAGACACATTCGACTACGGAAACCAAAACGGTATTTCAATTGGAAAAATATTTGGACTCAAGAAGCCTAAGTATCATTCTGATCACACAGGTCAGGTTGAAGACTTCGGTGTTATTGCGTTAGATGTTGCATTCTAATTGTGATATATTTTATGGGTGGCTAATTAAAGCCACCCATTTTTAAGGAGTAAAAAATTATGTGGATAGTATCAGACGAAGATAAAACGGTAGCTTCAACATGGGGAGCAACCATACATTTAAAAGCAGGTGAACCAAGACAAGTCGGAAATGACCTAGGGTTACTATGCCTACAAGCAGGTTGTACAGAGATGAAAGATGCTCCAGTAGAAGAACCTGTTGTAGAGGAACCCGTTGTAGAAGAAGTCGAAGAGTCATCTGAAGTAAATCTCGAAGCTATGACTAAAGTCGAATTAGAAGAATATGGCCGTACCTTGGGCATAGAACTAGATAGACGTAAGAAAAAGTCAGCTTTGATAGAGGAGCTAAAAGCAGCGGAGTAATATTATGGCTTTATCCGGGACAAATTTATTATCAAGAATAGAAGACATTTTACAAGACACTACAAGCGTTAGGTGGCCTGAAGCAGAGTTGCTAAGGTATATAAACGACGCGCAAAGAGAAATTGTAAACTATAGGCCAGAGTCGTCTGCAAAGACTGACAACGTACAACTAGTTGCTGGAACTAAACAAGCTTTACCAGCTGATGGTCTTAGGTTAATTAAAGTAACTAGAAATATGTCTAGTGCTGCTAGCAATGCAACAGGTAAGAGAGCAATTAGAATTGTAAATGTAGATATTCTTAATACTCAAGAACCTAATTGGAATGACCCGACTGTATCTGGAGATGCACAACATGGCACTGTGGTTAAACATTATATATTTGATGAAGATGATCCGAAAAATTATTATGTGTATCCAGGTGTAAATGGTAATGCATACTTAGAAATAGTGTATTCAAAAGTTCCCACAGACTTAAGTAGTGGCAGTTCTAACCTTGATATAGATGATATCTATGGCAATGCGGTAATTGATTATGTTCTCTTTAGGGCTTACCAAAAAGATTCTGAATACGCAGGAAATGCACAGAGGTCACAAACGCATTATCAATTGTTTTTAAACTGCATTGGACAAGGTATGCAAGCACAAGAATTACTTAGCCCCAATAATGACCGAACAAGTAATATAAGTGCTATGGCCCCAATGATGCAAGCACCACCACAAGGAAGATAAGATGGCAAGTTATTCTTCTTTAGTAAAAGAAGTTTTGCCATATGTGCCCTTCTGTCCAGATTCTCTAGTAGAACAACAACTTCGTTCAGCCACTATTGAATTTTGTGAACGTTCTAAAGCATATATACTAGATGTAGATCCTTTTAATACTATAGCTGGTGTGTATGAATATGATTTTGACATACCAACCGGCACGGAAGTCCATCAGATCTTACTTATGACACACGATGGTAAAGATATGGACCCTATCAGCCCTCGTAGCCTAGAACTAAATTACCCAGATTGGAGGGACAGAACAGGGAATCCCCATGTATATTTACAAAAGACACCTACTACTTTCTGGTTGGTGCCTGTGCCTAGTGGATCTAAACAGATAATAACTAGTGTTGCTTTAAAACCAAGCAGAACTTCTAATAACATAGACACAACTATTTCAAATACTTATAGAGATGCTTTAATTTATGGCACTTTGTATAGGTTGCTTCGCATGCCCAAAAGGGAATGGACAGATGTAGGAGCAGCACAAGAATATTTATTTCAGTTTAATGTAGAAGTACGACAAGCTGAACTAAGGGCTAGAGGAGGAGACCTTGGAGTTAAAAGAACAGTTAAGTATAAAGGACTCGGCATGCCAAGAAGAAGGCGTGGTAGTAAATACGGACAAGAACTCGACTACTGAGGATTTAGTCCCTACTGACATACGCACTTGTTGGGAAGAAGTTAGGCCAGGTATAGAAGAAGTACTTAAAGACAGAACTTTAAGTTATAGGCCAGAAGACATCTATGCTGCTTGTACGACAGAACAGGCGTTCTTATACAAGGCAAGCTTTGGATTTGTAATACTCACAGTAGAAGTAGATGAGTTTACAAAAGAACGGACTTTGTTTGTATGGCTCGGTTATCTATACGAAAAAGGTAACCATATGTGGGTCGAAAAACGAGACTGGTTTGATCAGCTCGCTAAAAGTATTGGTTGCAGTTATATAGGCGCCCATACTAAAATTAAAGAGTTAGAACCCTACTTCATAAAAGAAGGTTGGGAGTTAGATACAAGGATATTTAGGAGAAAAGTTTAATGGCCGGTAAAATAAGACAAATGGCAGGGAAACCTAAAAAAGCTAGGTATAGAGCTACGTCTATGGAAAAGTTTCAAACTCAATTTGCTAATGAGATGTTAGAAAAACTTAATCCACAGATTAGATCTGTTATAGGTAAGATACGGGATTACGCAGCACAAGATTTTGCTTCTGAGGGAGAAGGAATAGCGAACCTTGAGGCAATGAAAATGGCTAAAAACGTACCGGGGGTTGTTGGTACAGGGATGCAGATGGGCATAGGTATTGGTAACATACTAGGAAGGACTAGTAATGTGGATACTTCAGCTGATAATTTAATAGGATCTCTTTCTAATATAAGTTCTGCTGGCACCAAGGGGTTGATGAAAAGCACTGATGCTAATTTATTAGCTGTAAAAGGACAAATGGGAGAGTTTGATACTCTTACAAAAGGTTTAACGGCTAGTACTAAATTAGCTACTAATGATCTATTAGGTACGGCAGCGGCTAAAATAAAACGTGACACAGCGCCTTTGGCCTTACTTAAACCAACTTTAGAGTACACAGGATATCAAATATTTAAGGACGATTAAGCTATGGCATTAGACCCCGGATACGATCCAAGCGCAAATTTAGAAAGTTTCTTACGTTCTGATTATGAGCGTTTTATGAACGAAGATGCCCCTTTTCAAGATAGGCTTCTTAGACAAGCCATGAGTGATACTTCTATTGTTGATAGAGCTAGAGAAATAGCACCTATGGAAATAGAAAAACAAAGGCAGATAGCCGCTCGTAATTTAGAAAGATATGGGGGAGGTAACTTAAGCCCTGCTCAAAAAAGAGAAATGCAAAGGGCCCAACAAAGAGGGGGCAGATTAGCCACAGCTAATGTTATAAACCTAGCAAGAAGAAACCAAAGAGAGGTTAATCAAGCACTAAGGGCACAATTATTAGCTTCTTTTAATAGACAAAAAGCAGCTGCAACAGGTATGTTGGCGCAATCAGGACTTGCTCAAGTTTCTAGAGAAAATGCTTATAGAGATGCTAAAGCTCAATACAGACGGAATTTGTTTAGCCTAGGCGGATCTTTAATACGAGGAGCAATCCAAGGCGCAACGGGAGCAGGCGGAGGCGGAGGCACCTAATGTCTAATAAATATTTAGCAGAAGAAGATTACCAAGCAAGCGGTCTTATATACAAACTACCTCTTGGTATAGGTAAGGCTTTTCAAGATGCTATTATCCCAGAGCGGGTTCAACAAGAACGGTTAGCAGAACAAAATAAAATTAAATTAGAAGGGGATTCTGTAATAAGAAACCTTAATGATAGCTTAATAATAGACATGAGGGCAGACGGGTTGCTTGGGGAAAACTACAAACCTTTAGAAACAGAAGACTTAAATTTTGGTGAAAATCTTTTATCAGTAGATAAAGAGGGCAATCAGTTTACTCCTAAATATAACGAATATATAGAAGCTTTGTTTGGTGACTTTCCTTTATTAACTAAAACACTAACCGTAGGTGGAACAGTTGAAAACTTTAAACCTAATAGAGTTGTGTACAACCAAAATGACAATACTGTATTTCTAGTAGGAGAAAATTACAAAGGAGAAACAGCCCCTAAGACTCTTAAGTCATTAGATGCAGATGATGATGAAATAGCACAATACAGCATGTCAGACTTTAATGAACTAGCTAAACTAGCTCTTAATACTAAGTATATAAATTCTAATCAAAAACCTGGGTACTTAAGCAATGCAAGAGAAGACGCTAACGCTATGGCTGATGACGTTTACGAAGAAATAGCTATGGCTATAAAAGAAGCTAATGAACAAGGCCTAATAGATGATCCTGAAGTTCTTAATCAATTTAATGAAGGCATTATATCTCTTATTGCAGAACAACAAGATGAAGAAAAATCTAAACAAGTAGATGATAGACTGCCCCCTCTAGCTCTAACAGAAGTTAGACCTGACATAGCAGAACTGTTACCAGATCAGGTGGGGCCACCAGAACCAGGGTCTAAACAAGCTCAAGCTATGGCCATGGTAGAAGGTGCAGAGGTAAGCGAAGAAGATAAAAATAGTTTAGTAGAAGCCTGGAATAATATGAACACTGCTGAAAAAGTGTCCTTGTTAAGTACAGGTTTACTAGTTATTCCTGGAGTGGGTGCTGTAGGGTACACCGCTGTAAGGGGCATAGCTTTAACTGCTGGTATGTTGTCTAGAGCTAAGATAGGTACAAAACTTTTAGACTGGTCTAAAAAAGCTGTTACTAGACCTAAAACACAGCAAAAAGCTGTAACGAAAGATGGTAAAAGAATAGACCCTAAGTCTTCACAAGGCCAAGCAGTTGTTAAAGCTGGTGAAGACGATCTGAAGAAAAGGACAGCTAGTGAAAGACTGATAGATTTTGGTAAAGGAAAAGGATTTGGACAAAACCCAAGGGTTGTAACCGAGCCAGTTAAAGACAGTGCTGGAAAAGTAGTAAGAGAGTTCTCTCCAGCCAGGGCTGGTACAGCTGGTTTGATAGGTACAAGTGTTGGAGGCAACATAGCCGGCGGAATGATACAAGGCGAACTTGATGAGATAGCAGATGCAGATATGCAACAAGAAGCTACATCAACCTCAGAAGAAATAGGAACTATTGACATCCCTATTTTTAAAAACGCACAAGAAGCAGTTACATTCTTTCAGAACGAAGACAACTATAATAAATTTATTCAGGTAGCTACAAGTCGAGGTGCTCAAAACGTTGCACAAAAATTAGAAGATGCATTTGAAACTCTTGGTGTAACAGATGCCCAAAGTTTTAGTACTAACCTAGAAGAAATTAAAAAACGAGTTAACCCACAAGGCGACTTAAATGTAAACCAAACGTTGGCTGCTCTTATAGCTGAAAGGTCAGGTGCACCTAAAGAGACACAAGCTACTCTTTTTGCTAATACTTTAAACGCTTTGACCAGCTCAGACAGATTAGGGTTTGACGTTGCTAAGGAGCGAAGATCCATAGCAACTAGCCTACAAACCGCTAACCTAGAAGATTTTGAAACTGCTTATTTAGGAGAAATTGACACCAGTGGTTTTATAAAAGAAATTAGTGATCTCTTTAACTCTGATTCTAGTAGTTTTGATGATTTAGAAAATCAGATGTTATTACAACGTCAAAGGTTTGCAGGGGGTCAAGGTTCTATTTTATTTCCACAATACATTATGACCCCTAGTGGACCTCGTAATGTGGCAAGAGAAAGGTTGTTAAGAAACCCTGCATTGCAACAGTTAAATGCAACGCAAAGAGCTGTACTTGAAAATAACCTAAGGAAAGCTGAGGGCCTAGAAAGAGCCCAAACCAACCAAGTAGTCAAAGCTTTAGTTAATAAATATAGTAATACCAATATTTTTGAAAGTATTAGAAATCTGTTTGCTGGTAGAGGACCCTTTGCAAACCCTGAAGACGAGATTTTTAGTTATATTACTGTAGAAGTAAATCAAAAAGAAGATGGTAGCTACGATCCTGTACGTTTTGTAGTAAGACAACCAGGCACTGGGGCAAGAAGCAGTGCAGTAATTGAAGACCAAGAATTTATTAGAGAGTTTGGTACTTTAGATTCAACATACCAAATGAGTTTTTATGCGAACTTACCTAAAGGTAATATAAAAGTTTTAAACAAATAATGTATGGCAATAACAAAAGACTTTATAGGCAGCCAATCCGAAAGGGATATAAGGACTAACAATCTTAAAGACTTAGATGGTTTTGTAGGTAGCCAATCTGATAGAGTACTTGGTGCAGAAGACCGTGTAGAAGTAGATGATCTGACTTCTGGTATTGAACGTTTTCGTGCTTCATTTAAAACAGGACAATCTAATCTTGTAAGTTCTTTCCAAAATTTTGATGCGTCTATTGCCTCTATAACTGGCAATAAAGAAAGGATGAACGAGTCCTTAAGACGTGCTAAAGAAGAACAAGAACAAGGTGCTTATTATCTTTTAGACAGCCAACCTTTTGAAGAATTTATAGAAGCCCCAACCTTTAGTGGTTTTATAGACAGCGCTATAGAAGCCACAGGACAATTTGCACCTACTGCAATAACAAGTATTGTGGCAGCTATGACAGGGGCAGGCGTGGGAGCTGGTTTAAGTTATCTTACGGGCTCGAGCAGTTTATTTGCTGCGGCCGGTAGCACGGGGCTTACTACGATACCTGCTAGTATAGCCAGTAAAAATTTTTTAAAGTCTGAAGTAGAGGACATACTTAAAAAACAAGTCACTATAAATGTTCTTAAAAAACAAGGTAAGAAAACTGCAATCACTATGACGCCTGAGGAAGAGAAAGTTATTAACCTTCTTTACCCTTACTTACGTGGCCAACTTAGAAACAAGTATGCTACTGCGGGAGCGGTAGGGGGAGCTTTTGCACAAGAACAACCACTCGGCGCTGGTATTGCTTTTGGGGATTATGCTGAGCAAGACATGACAGATCCAATAACAGCTTTTAGAGCTCAACAACAAGGTATAGCTTTTGGTGCTATAGGAGTTGGTAGTGAAGCACTTATTTATAAAGCGATCGTAAACAATGTAAAAAGTAAAGCTGCTAAAAAATTAATTAATGAAAGAGCTGTGATAGATGCACCTAGAAATAATATGTTAGATATTGTATCTAGAGGACTTGGGGCAGGAGCGTTGACTGGTGTATCAGAAGGGGTAGCAGAAGGTTTACAAGAAGAACTGTCCGTGCAACAAAGACTACAAATCGATAGGGACTACACGAAGACACAAGCTAACTTAGATAGACTTCAAGCTTTGTATATGGGAACTATAGGAGGCATGGGTATAGGTACAGCAACAGGTACTTCTACGGCAGTCATTGGAAAAATGCGAGAGCTTGCGGAGATAGGGTATGAAAAACGAATGTTTGACTTGTATCAAAAAACAAAAGGCAAAGAGATAAACCCTATCTTAGAAACACAAGATGACCTGAGTGCGCAGTTTGCGGATTTGCAAGATCCTAATATAAATAGGGATTATGTGTGGGTTGATGCTCAAAATAACAAAGCTTTTTCTGGTATTGCGAATAGGGTAGAAAGAACACCTAATCTAGAAAAAACTATGATACCAGGAGTTGGCACCTTCTTTACTTTTGATGAGGAACTTAACCAAAGGTTTGTAAATACTATGAGTGCCGCGCCTTTAAATAGACAAAGGCTATTAAACTTTTTAGATATATATGGTAATAAACCGCCTTCAGAGGGGGGAGGCCCAAGAGTTGTAGTATCTGTCAGAGGTAGAAATAAAGAAGTATTAAAAAGATTTGATGTAAAAATGGGGGATGAAGAACAATCTGCTATAACTGCAGCTCAAAATTATATAGGGGGGCCTGATGGCACTAACGGCAGAAATATTGTAGTCCAAACGCTAGAAGCCTTTAATGAAGAACGGGCTAACAAGTTTCCAACCCAAGAAGAAACTAAAGCTATAGAGGAAGACTTTGGTGCAGAACAAGTTCAACAAGAAGATGAAACTGATGCTACGGATGATTTTAGTAGGTTTGAGACAGAACAAGAAAGATTGTTTGCACAAGATACGCAGAACGAACCACAGATAGTTCCAGACATAACTCCAAAAGGTAAAATTAAAAAATCAGCAAAACAACAAGGATCTTTAGAAAACCCATTTGGTCAAGGTCAGACAGGTAAACCTTACGCGACCCCTGCAGAGGGAACTGCAGCATTTGAAAAACGTGTACAAGAAGGAGATGCAATATACAACGAAATCGTATCTCTTATGCCAGATATTTTTGTTTCTGAGTTCAATAAACTTGTACGAGAAAATAAAATAAATGATTCTGCCGGTAAAAGATATATAGCTCTTGCACAAGAACTAGACAAAACAAATCTTTTTAATACCCAAGGTCTTGGTTTTGGTACACAAGGTGATGGCGTAGTTATTTATAAATATGATATGCCAGGTGTTTCAACTGCTATAGGTACTCAAACCGCAACTCCTGATTTAATAAAACGTGCGGTAAATATGGTAGTAGACCAAACAAAAGAAAGACAAAGCCAATTTAAAATTTTAAACAAAGAAACAGGTGAAACAACTTCTATGGACCCTAACAAGTTTACTAACCTAGGTAGACAAATGAATAATCGATTTGGGGACAGGGTAGATGGCAATCTTCAATCTGCTGTTGCAGGGTTCGGGCGTTTGTTAGCAGAGATGTCTATGAACGGGTACGAAGTGCAATTTAATGATAAGCCCTTTAGTGATGAGAATGGTAGAGACGCCCCTATCTACACAGTAGATGGTAAAAGACTTAGTCTAAATCAAATGACAGAACTTATAGGAAATGAGACAAGCAGAAATAGAGGGCCTAGAAGATTTGAAACAAGAATACAACGAGCTAAACCTTTGCCAGGTCAAACAGTTGGGAACCCCCTAGGAGAAAAAACCGTAATGACAAACGTGCCTTTAACAGAAACACAGGGTACAGAGGGCATAGAGAGAGACGATATGGAGGGGTTAGAAAACATCTTAGCGGAGGCAGAACAAAGACAAGAGGAAGCTAAACAAGTTTTTGAAGAAATTAAAACAGCAGTAGAAACAGAAAAAGCAAGACTACAAGAGGGTCTAACACCAGAAGAAATACAACAAGGTTTTTTTATTACTAAGAAAGGTAAAAAACAGGCTCCTTTTAAATCAGGTAAAAAAATAACTACAGAAGCAGGCGTAACTTTTGATGAGAACGTTAACCTACAAAAGATGTTAGCTAAGGAAGATGCAAAATTAGAACGCGCGCAAAAGAACTTGGATTATAAGACTGACGCAAAAAATTATGCGGATAATAATATTTTTAGGGCTTTACAAGATGAAGCAGCTAGGGCTGAAAATGTCGATATAAATGACCAGGGGCAGTTTCAAAGCGACCCGTTGTTTAGAGAGTGGGCAAAAAGACCTGCTAAGTCTAAAGAACAGTTAGAGTTAGAAGCACAACAACGAGCAAATTTAAAAAGAGATGGGTACGTTAAATACAGCACTACTATAGAACAACATTTAGGCTTAGAGTTTTTAAATACTATGAAACGTATTGCAAAGAATACTTTAGGTTTAAAGAGAGAATTACTTATTTTTAGTACGGAAGAAGAAATTTTAGTTGATGACCCAGACCTACAAAACCGGATAGATGAGGCTCTTAAAAGGTTTGGACCTGAGTTTAATTTAAAAGGTTTAAATTTAAGAGGCAAAGGTAATACAGACATATTGTTATTGCAAACTAGAGAAGGTTTCAATGCAGAAGATCAAGGCGCTAGGTTGTTTACTATTGCACATGAGATAGGCCATTCTTTTGTCTACCAAGAATTAGATAGGAGTTTAAAAAATACTAGACTTAGGGAATCATTAGAAAAAGCTTTTGCAGATACTTTAAAAGATAATAAAACTAAACAATATCAATTAGATGGAGAAGCAGGATTCCAAGAGTGGGTATCTGATCAAATAGCAACATTCTTAGTCGACGAAACTAAAAAAGCTACTAATCAAACAGAGTCTTTCTTTAAGAACATTGCTTCTAAGATAAAAGCTTTCTTTACTAAATATTCAGAAGTTGCAAACAGAAGATTTACTATGAACCCTGCCTTCCAAGAGTATATACAGGAGGTGATGCAGGCTAATAGAAACAACAACTTTAACTATGAACAAAAAGCTAAAATAGAGGAAAAAGTAGAACAAGTAGAAAAAGTTATAACAAAAGGCGCACAACAGAATTTGAAAAGGACAACTAATAAAATATTAGAAACAGGAGAGATACCCAACTCTAAAGTTGATTCTGCTACTCGTACTTTAAGAACAATCTTCCAAGATAAAGATGGGTTACTAAGAAGTTTTGGAGAACCTGGGAAAGCTTTAGCTAAGTTATTTAAACAAAGAGTAGGCACTAAAGAAGCAACAGGTTATTTGACTAAAGTATTTAGCCTTTCTCGTGCCAAGATGAATGAAATACAGACTATCTTAGGCATTGAAAAACCGAGTGACATGAACCAAGAGGTAGAAAAAGTATTACAAGAATTAGAAGATCCTAATAAATCTTTCCAAGAGCTGTCGCCTAAAGCACAAGAGATTAGAAACTTCTTAATTAAACATTACAATGATTTAAATTTAAAAGAGCTAGGTGTTGGGTTTATAGAAAACTACTTCCCTAGGCTTTTCTTGATGGAAGAACTTCTTCAAGACCCTGGTAAAAGAGAACAACTGGCAAATCTTTTAGTTGAGTATAACAATACTTTAACAATTTCAGATGCAAGAGATGCTATCGTTGAGATGTTAAAAGACCCAGAAGAAGATGCAAACTTTAACAGGGAGGAAGAAGAGAATTATGCAGTAGGTATGCTTGCTCAAAGAGCAGAACTATTTAGAAATATACCAACTAACGCTTTGCGAGAAGCTGAGTTGTTAGAAGATGCCTCTTACTCATTACAAAGATATATACAAAACTCTGTTAAAAGAAGAGGTTTTGCAGACTTTGGTGGTAGTAAAGCAATTAAAGAACAGCTTAACAAGATAACAGACCCTAAAGAGAGAGAACTTGCAGATCAAGCTGTAAGAGCAATCTTAGGTAGAATAGACCCAATAGAGAGCAATTTGTTTAGAGGCATCAACAACTTTGGTCTCTTCGCTAACGTAGCTACTTTACTACCTCTGTCAGTATTTGCTTCTTTCCCAGATTTAGCGGGGCCTATCCTTAGATATAGAGGATTTCCTCCACTTATAGAAACAATGCGTACTATAACTGCGGCCATGTCTGAAGAAGAATTAGCTAAGTTTGCAAAAGACATAGGAGCAACTGGTATAAATGCTATGAACGAACAATATGTGGGCGCAGGTGAATTGCAATATACAAGTAAAGGCACGAAAAAAGCTACCAATATGTTTTTTAGGTTTATACAACTAGAACAGTTTACTAACTTTACTAGACGTTTTGCTGCAGGCATGGGCAAGATATTTCTAATAGACAATGCTAATAAAGCATTAGCAGGGGATGAAACTGCACAAAGATACTTAGCAGAGCTAGATGTTACAGCGGAGGAAATTATAGCCTGGGGGGATGGAGATATAACTTTAGCAGAGAATCAAAAAGTTAGAGTTGCTTTAGCTAGGTTTGTGGACGAAGCTATAGTAAGACCTAATGCAGCAGAGAGGCCGTTGTGGGCATCCGATCCTAGGTTTGCTTTAGTTTGGCAATTAAAATCTTTCTTCTACTCTTATGGTAAAAACATAGTTATGGGTACTGGTAGAGAGATGCAATCTAGAATGGCGGAGGCAGGTCTACAGGGCGCAGCTGTACCTTTATTTATGGCTGCTGTTACTATTTTACCTCTAACTATGTTAGGTTTAGACATGAGAGAAAGATTTAAAGTAGGTCTAGCATGGGCGCTACCAGGTGTTAGTCCGCAAGATAAAGATTATAGAAGATCTCTAAGTATGGACACAGGAGAGTATTCACTTGAAATCTTAGATAGGTCTGGCCTTTTAGGACCTTACACTATGGCCTTACCTTTATTTGTAGCAGAAAAAAGATACGGAGACCCTTTGTGGGTAGGACCATTAGGGCCTACCATAGGCACCGGGTATGATTTAATTACAGGGGATTTAGATCTTAAACAGATAACTCCCTTTTACTCACCATTATAGGTATAATTAAGTATGGCATATTCAGATACAATAAAATTAGTAGTAGGAGATACACTTCCTGAGTTAACTTTTACATTAAAAGATAGCAATACAGCCGCTGCTGGGCAGACTTTAGATGTTGAGAATGATGCAACTTGGGCTCCTATAAACTTATCAGGTGGTTCTATAAAACTAAGAATCAGAGAAGTTGGGCAAACCACTGTTTTAAAAACCATAACAGCATCCATAACAAATGCTAGCGGAGGTGTATGTGCTTTAGTATTTCCTACAGGCACTTGGACTACTGCTGGTACTTTTGAAGGTGAGATAGAGTTCACAAAAGCAGATGGCAATATTCAAACTGTTCAAGACCTAGTAAAATTTAAGGTACGTGACGATTTTGATTAATGGCTTTTCGTGCAACCGTAAGTTATTCTGAGCTACGAGCGACCGTATCTTTTTCAGAGACACGGGTAGTAGTTGCACGTTCTTCTACACAAGCTAATGTAGTATTCACTCAAGCAAGAAGTTCCGTTCACAATGAATTAATACAAACACTTGTTCAATACACCAATCTTAATTCTTTAGTTCAATATGTAAACTTAGCTAGTGCTGATGTTTTCTTAGACCCTGATTCTAAAAACTTATATTTCATACCAGAAGTTAATTCACCTAACGCTGTAAGTGTCACTATGTCAGAGGCTACAGCTTTTGCTGTAAGTAAAACATTTGCTGACTTACCTGTAGTAACAGATGCTCCTAGTTTAGGAGCGGGTAAATCTTTATCTGACTCTGTAGCTTTTGGGGAAGTTGTAGCTAGACTTCTTTTGTTTGAACGTACTTTTACAGATAATTTTTCTATACAAGATGCTCCAGTATTAAGTTTCTCACACACAGTACCAGATGATTCTATCTCTGTAGCAGATGTGCCTCTTTTAAGTTATGACTTAGGTAAAACAGATACACCTACAATTTCTGAGTCTCTTAGTAGGGTGGTTAGTTTTGTTAGAAGTTTTACAGATGCTGTATCATTAGATGATCTTGCATCTTTATCAGACCCTTTACGAACAGATGTAGATTCTGATAAAACTAACGTTTTTGGTTTTACAGACGCACATTCGTACGCTTTGTCTAGATCTTTGTCTGACACGTACGGATTAAGCGATACACCTTCTTTAGGGGTAGGCATTCCCCCTAGCGATTCTTTAAGTGTTGCAGAAAGTAATGTCTTAGGAGTAGGGTTAAATAAAACAGATACACCCGTAGTTTCTGAAGCATTAGCACTAAGTCTTAGCAATTTTTACACAGATAGTGCTACAATATCAGAAGTTATAAATGTTGTTACCATCTCAAGTCACAGCGTTATTAACGCTTCTGGACTTAACAGTGGGACACTAAACTAGGAGTAATTATGATAAAGGATGGATTAGCCTTAAAAGGTAAGTTATCAATAACATTAAATGGCGAGACTGTACGAGAAGTAGATAACCTTGTTGTTACAGCTGGTAAAGGCTATGTGGCTAGTAGAATGAAGGATACTTCTGCAACCGCTATGTCTCATATGGCAATTGGTACCGGATCTTCAGCCGCCGCTGCAGGAAATACAGCACTAGGAAACCAAGCAGCTCGTGTAAGTTTGACTTCTACCACCGTTAGTGGGGCTGATGTTGTTTACGCTGCTACTTTTGGCGCTGGTACAGGAACAGCAGCAATTACAGAAGCTGGAATATTCAATGCTAGCTCTAGTGGTACTATGTTGTGTAGAACAGTATTCTCAGTAGTAAACAAAGGCGCAGCTGACTCAATGACAATAACCTGGACTGTAACAGTTTCTTAATCAAATAGGAGGTATCTGTGGCAGTTGTTTTTAAGAACAATGCAAAGACGACGCTTGCATCAGGTATTAACTCGTCCGTAACTTCTATTAGTGTTTCTGCTGGTAGCCTTTTACCAAGTCTAACCGGAAGTGATTTTTTCTTTGCCACAATCGACGATGGCACTAAGAATGAAATAGTTAAAGTTACTGCAAGAAGTAGCAATACTCTTACTGTTGTTAGGGCCCAAGACAATACTACAGCTCAAAGTTTTTCTACTGGTGCAGTAGTTGAGCTTAGGCTGACTGCTGCTATATTAGAACTTTTCTCCCAAACAGGCGTTGCCATAACCGATGAAATAGAAGCATACCTAGATGCCAACGGTCTTACTTTTCCAGATAACACACAAGCTAAATTTGGTACAGACAATGATTTAACAATAGACCATAGCTCTGCAACGGGTGTAAGCAGAATTATTGATAATTCAGGTATTTTAAATATCCAACAAAGTAGTGATGATGGACAAATAAGATTCCAATGTGATGATGGTTCTGGTGGTGTTACAACCTATTATCAAATTTCAGGTGCAAATGAAACTAATATATTTTTTAAAGACTTAAAACTTGGCGACAATGTAAAAGCTCTTTTTGGTGCAAGTAATGACTTACAGATTTATCACTCTTCATTTGATACCTACCTTACTAATTTAACAGGTCATTTAGTACTTCAAAACCAAGCAAATGATAAAGATATAGTTCTACAGACAGACAATGGCAGTGGTGGTACAGCAGACTATTTAAGACTAGTTGGTGCTAATACCAGAATGCTTGCTAGTCAACATTTTAGAATCGCAGATACTAAACAACTTCAATTAGGTGATGATAATGATTTTTCAGCTAATTTTAATGGAAACCATACCTTTGTAACTAACAATACAGGTATTCTTTATTTAACACAGAATGTAGATGATGGAGTTATACGCATTAGAAATGATGATGGCTCTGGTGGAGTGAC